GAAACGTCAGCTGCTCTTAAAGCCTCTTCCATAGGAATACGAGGACCTCGATAAGAGCCGTCCGTCTTCATCATATTTTCTAAAACTTCTACATTTTTAGCAAACTCTACCGGGTTGAAGTCACTAGCGGTGCTGGGCTTCTTGGTATGTTGCTCTAGAATTTCAGCAAATTTAAGGGACATAGAAGAATCTCCTTATCTGTTAACCAAATCAGATTGGGGAGGGGAGGGTTAATCCACTCCCCTCTCTAGTTGGTATTAGTAGATAATACACCGTAGAGATCCGACAACACCGGCAACCTCTAGGTTTGCAGGGGTTCCAGGAACTCCAGAGTATCGACCATCGGTAAGACCAATGATACCAGCGTTAAACAGACGACCATCCCTATATGAAGTTTCGTAGCTGTAGCTTACAGTTACAGAGCTTACAGTTACGTTGCTAGCAAAGTATAGATCGCCAGTTACTGGGTTGACATTGTAGTACTGACCCATGGTATAATCTACAAATGGCATGTCAGCAGTAGAGAGTGGAGTGCTCGAGAGTGCTGTTACTGTTCCGTCTGGAGCAACTAGAGTACCGGTTACGGTTACAACAATAGACTTCCACGGTGCGATTGGCTTGTTAGCTAGCCTATACCAGGATCCTGCGGTTACAGTAGCGGGAGTCTCATTAGTTACATCCGTAGTAGGAACTCTTAGTAGCTGCGGAGGATATTCCCAAGCAAGGAAGTTATCAGTCACCCACTCTAGCCAGCCACTTAGGTGATGTGCTGCAGAGATAGGCTCTACTCTAACTACTTCTCCTGCGATCTGGTCAGCCGCCTGCCCAAACTCGTATACAAGTGCGGTAGCTGATCCAGGAATGGTAGCAACCCAGCACCCGAAGGTGGGGTTCCATGCTACCGATACAGTACTACCATCAACAAGAGTTGTACCGTTCCAAGCTACAATAACTCTTGGAGTAAATGCAGGAAGGTTAGCTGCTGATAGCTGTACCGTAGCCGAAGCTGAAGAAGTCTTTAGATATAGCTTCTTCTCCATCCACTTTACAATCTTGCCTCTATCATTAGGAACTGTAGTAGTGCTAGTAACAGATCCATAGTAGGCAGTAATTTTATCGCCACCAGCAGGTACACCATATGCGCCATTAACTGAAGCGACATAAGGTACCTCAATAAATTCCTGTCTGCTCATAGAAGGTATCCACTGAATCTTCTCTTCCCACTGCCGGAAGATATTAGTTTCAGTATAGCCTGCGGGCTTGTTACTCACACCATCAGCAATGGTGAGTACAGCCTGCCCGGTATAAGAGGTTGTATCTGGCCTCACAGCAAGAATTCTACCACGAGGAATTACAATCTGATCGCTTGAAGGATATCGAGGATCGGTTCCTAGTGGAACAAGATTAGGATCAATCACCCAGGATTCTGCAGGGGAGTTCATGCCGGAGATTTTAACACCCGGAGTCCAAACTCTACCAGCAAAGGGCTGAGAACCTATTAATTGTCCTGCCATAGTTATTTCTCCTTATTATTCAGCTAGTCCTAGATGTTGCTAGAGGACTGCATCTCCTTAAGTCTTTTTTCTAGTTTCTTTGGATCTAATCCAAAGTGTACATAGACAGAATCTTCTTCTACCTCAGTCACTTCTCCTACCTTACCCAACTGCTTAGGAGCTACTTCTGTTTCATCGGTTTTGATTACCGGACTCTTTATCTTTTCTATGGTCTCGATGCTAACTGGAGCACTTCCATTGAACTCTAATAGCAGGTCAGATAGAGAGTCTTCTAAGGATTGTGTAGTCCTCTTAGAGAAATCTTTTATACAATCGTCTAAGGACCTTTCTCGAATAGCTGGTTTATTAAGTACCTTAGATAGGATAGCAACCTCACTAGCTAGTCTTAGGTGAGCCTGTACTCCTACCTCCATACATTTTTCATTTAGAGCCTCTATCTGCTCATCTAGTTTACGCTCTTCTTTATGAGCAGCTTTAGCTAGCTTCTTATTCTTCTTTCTGGCCTTATCCATACTGGTAGAGAGCTCCATAGTATGCTGCTCTAAAGCTTCAATAAGAGCATAGAGCACTGGATAAGTTGACTCGTCTAGTGGAACGCGTACCGGCTGCCTGGTACTATTCTTTTCGAGAGTCTCTATAATATGATCGGCTTTCTTAAGTCTTTCGGGTACATCGACCTTTTCTTCCTTACAGTAGCCAATCAAACTAGCATACAACCTATTCTTATAGTCCTGTGGAATATTAGAAGCCTCTATAGTCGAGTAAATAGGCTTAACGCTATTCTTACTTAGAGTAAGTAGAGGATACTCTACGTTCTTCTTTTCATCCTTAAAAACTATAAGACATGACTTCTGTGTAGCTTTAGGTTCTTCTGTAGTAGTTACTTTGGTTTCAGGTACCTTAGTCTCAACTACAGGCTCTGTGTTAGTAGCTTGCGTATTTTTCACTGGAATACTCCACATTCTCTTGAGATTGTTGAAATCGGATACATGCTCCTTAAGAATGATCTCACCCTTATTACTGCTCTCCCCACCTAAGATTTTAATATCTTCTACTTGAACCTGTTTATTAATTACTCTTGCGTCAGTATCACTAGGTACTATCACGAAAGACACCTCATGAAATCTCACAGGACCTACTATATAGTAACATTCCTTAAGTCTTCCATCTATAAAGTAGGTCTGACCTTTAACATGGTCGCATCCATCTTCTAAATAAGGGCTACCATTACAGATAGAGCAGGTAACACTTTCCGTTTCAACCCCAATAGAAACCGTTAAGAATCGTTCAGTAAGAATCATTTCGATAGCAGTAGGATCTGTAATAGCCGGTATTACGGAAACATATCCACCACTACCATTACTTCCTGGAACAAATTTAGCATATTTCGCCCTACCATAAACAGGGCTGCTCTCACTCCCTAATAATCCAGTAGCTGTTGCATGATCCTGTATTATTGGAATAGGATAGGGGTATAGTATTGAATAGATTCCAGTACCCTCAGCTTCGTTACCTATTAAGCTTTCTGATGGGTAGAAGGTTTTATTCCTTGTTACTTTCTCAGCAGTAATAGCTCTTATCTCAGGATAAAGGACACTTGGTATATCCCCGCCAAATGCCTCCATAACACGCTTTTCTAGAGTATCCTTACCGGGGCTGAGCACAACGGATTCTACTAGTCTAATTCTTCCCATAGTTAGCTCCTGCTTTCTTTTTGATCAGCTAACTTATTTTCTCTTAGCTTCTCTTCTGCTTCTCTAATCCTAGCAGTCAGTCTTTCATTAATCATTTCCAGCTTTAGATTCTTTCTCCTTTCTTCTAGAAGCTCGTTATATAGCTGCGTTTTTTCCACTCTACTTGATCTGACTTCGGCCCACAGTTCTTCGGTAAGTTTTGCGCGGTCGTCTATTTCTCTTATTTCGACAGTAGCGTCATCACTTTTTTGTCTGTCTTTTTTATTAATCCAATGGCCCAGGAGGAAGACTAGTAGCCCGCTCAGTACTGACGCTAGAAATGGTAGATACTCCTTCATTTACATTATTTCTCCTCTGGCTTCTAGACAGTATGCCTGTAAGTCTTAGGTATACTAGAGCAGAAGATAGAGCGAAGGTTGAGGATAATATAGCAAATATATCATGAGTCTTACCAATAACTACTGTTAGATATGACCATATAACGCAAGATAGTAGACTCGCTAATCTTCTGTAATTTACCTTGTCCCCCACCATACCTATAATATGAAATATACCGAGAATACAAATTGCTACTGATAGTACTCTATAATCTACTGAAGCTTCTACTGCCTTATATCCAACATCAGATACATTAGGTAGATTAATTAAAAATACTACTCCAAGTATTACTTTAGCTAAAATAGACTGCAGCTCGGCAATCTCTATATCATATCTATACAGTAGATTCCAGATTAAGTTCATAAAGCCTCTCATTTCTCTCCTTCCATTAGAACCAGTAAGACTGGTCTCTCATTTGAGAGTCTAGCATTAACTCTTATATATCCTGTAGTTTCGTTATTAGATAGAACATCATTGACTATCATATTACATAAAGGTAGGATATACGAGTCATTGCTAATATTACTAAATGCTTTAGCTCTTAGATCAGAGGCCTTTATAGTCCCTTCTTTTATTCCTGGAATGAGAGAGACTACAGTTTCACACATATTGCCAAAGGCTTCTATATTACTCGAGTAGTTCTCAACTGACATCTTCTGGGCAGTAGGAGCTCCAGCTTTAGCTAATGGACCAGTAGTTTTATTCGAGGGGGATATAATATTCTTTGCTTGCTTCTTGTCTTTAGTAATACTTTTGGCAGCTACTTTTCCAGAGGACTTAGGTACAGCTACCATGTCTTTAATTTCCCCGTCTTTAAGATCTAGCGGATCCATACCAATCTTAGAAGCTACTAACTGAGGTATCTGTACCTGGTGAACGTAGTAGTCTTTCCAATTGGCCTCATCCGATCTACCCAGCGCCTGTCTAAGTTCCTCCGAGCTAATAGCATTCATGGTCCACAGGTTTAGAGCATGGGTCTGTTCTTTAATCTGGCGCTCAACTTCGATCTCGTGCCAGCCAAGAACTACCTGATCCTCTGGGTTATTCCACGGGTCAAACCCACCTTCTATTAACAGCTCATTAAATATGTACATAGTAATGTAGTGGGTTAAAAGTAATTGGTACATCTTAGCACGATTGTGCATTTGTGTGGTAAGGGCATCTGCGGTACCAGCAGGAGCACCAACGTTCTCCCCCATAACCAGCTCTGATACTCCAAGACCTGAGAACACTCTCTGCTTAAAAAGTTTTAGATATCCTTCTGCTCTAATAGCTTGAGATTCAGCCCCAACAACCTGAATCTTGTGTCCTGGGGGAGTTATTATAAAACCATCTGGGGCAGTAGTTTGGAAGTTACGTATAGCATCATCTATATCTTCCTGCCTACCCTCACCCGTCCCGGTAATATCTGGAACCTGTTGATGAATAATAGGATTAAGATGCTTATATATAAGCTTGAGAACATTCTCCTCTGCCTGTCTTAGAGCTCTAATGTCTTCAATAACAGATACTACCGGAGGGATTCCCCATATGCCGCCAGCTTCCTTACAGTAGGTAAAGTGTAAAATATCTTCTGGCTTAAATGTTTTTGTAACGTTCCTTACTTTTTGTATCCAGTAGACTATATCACCGTTTTCATTTAGCTGGGGAGCCATCTGATGTGCGGGTAGATTAAAATACGCCCCTACTGGAGGCTTGCCCTCATACCCTTTTAGAGATAGTCCTGGAATAGGATCTGGGCTATTAGTTCTTACAGTTACCAAGAAGCAGTTACCATATTTTACAAAGTCTCGTATGGCATTTTCTAGTATAAGCTCCCAGGGTTCTCCACTAGCAAAGCCCATAATCTTTAATCTTTTTTCTATATAAGCTTTAGGAGCTGGTTGACCTTCTAGCTTCCATCCTTCTTTTATAATTATTTCGATATATTTATCGATACCTTGTCTAATATAGCTGTCTACAAGATAGGCATTTCTTACAGCTTCTATGTCAAAAGGAGGAGCTGTACCAACTTGCTGAGCTCTAAGCCCTGATCCAACTTGATAGTTTAAAACTGGATTGGCTACTCTCTTTATATTAGTAGATTTCTTTTGTACGTTCTTACTACTATTAAGAGCCTGTATTCCAGTTCTTGTTGGTAGCTTTATGTTAAAAGATGCCATAGTTTATTCCTTTTTTGAAAGGGCTTGATCGAGCACTATTTTCAGACTTATAGCATCTACTGGGTCATTCCAGTATATAGGTACTAAAGGTAAACCAATTTCCTTACATGTAAGACGTAATGTACTTTCAGCTTCATTAGCTACTTCCCATGCGCGCTTGTTCTTACAATACTTTCTACATGTTTCCCAAGAACCTACTTCTGGGCCATATACTTGAACAGCTAGGGGAAGGTCTGTAAATATTATAGTAATAGGAGGATGCACGCTAGAAGAAATGTACCAGCTCCACTTGCCGTCTATGACATAGGGTTCGCTGGAGTCAAGGAGTGTAAGGAGAGTTTCTATAACTAGTCTACACCTATTCTTGTAATCACTTTTAATATGGAGACCTCCTAGTATATACAACCATACTATATCAGATAGCCACCATATAAGCCTTCTAAGAACCATGTCCTGCCCTTTCTACCGCCATCCCTTGGCCACTGGTAGTTGACCAACTCCATAAAGATTCGCTCATACCGCCTTTCTCGGCAGAGAAGTTTGGTAAGGCGGCAGGGTTATTTACTCTTAGCCAATCTACCTTTTACGTACTGTACCATTTGCTCATCGAGGCTACCAGAACTCAGTATAGTATCTAGAGACTCAAGAATTATATCTAAGGTTGCTAGATGCTTATTCATGGTAATATTTTTATCGGCTAGATCAACTAGAAGGCCTCTTACTTCATACTTTTTATATATCTCTTTCTCTAGCTCATATATTTTTGATACGTAGTCAAATCTAAGATTTCGTGCTTCCTCTATTATTATTCCAATAAGCTCATCAAAAGCATCACAATCAGGGTCGTTTATTAAATCTACAACATTAGTTAGTAGATTTATTAGCGGATCATTAAGCTTGCTTTGTAGCTGTCCTACTACAGAAGCTACCTCTTCTAATGCTTTAATAGCTAATAGTTGAACGAACCTGTTTAACAAATTCCTTCTAGTAGATTTCCAATTAACCTTATCCTTAAGTACAGAGTATCTAATGATAGCGCGAGCAGCTCTAATTACATCAATAAAGTCTTGCTTAGACGATACTATGCTAGATAGTGAAGAAGAAGGCATTATACCTGAGCGAGCTTTACTACCGTACATGTTATGTAACATTCTAGCAATCTTTCGGATTGCACACTCAGGCAGCTTATTCTTGGCTCTATCTAATGCCCTTCTAATCCTATCTCTGAGAGTTTGAGCCTGGTATAGGTTATCCCGATGAACATCTCTTATCTCAGGTAATATGTTAGGCCTATTAACAGAGTTAGCTAAATAAGATAAAGAGTTTTCTAATTCTTGCTTTACTTCTAGTAGAGTTCCATACAGTATTCCCAGTATAGAGTTTCCATTGTTCCAATGGTGTTCCTCGTACTGTACAACCATATCTGGCCATATAGTATTACCGGTGAGTAACCAGTTCTGTATGTCTGCGATAGTAAACTGGTCCTGCTCTACTATATCTTTGTACTCGTCTGGAACTGGAACTACTACATTAGAAAGTTCTGTATTAGCCTCATTTATAAGGTCGTTCCATTCTTCTATCTCTGAAGTAAGCTCGTCTACCAGGCTATCTATAGGAGTTTCATTATTAACAAATTCCTGATTAATAAATTCCTGCCCTAGAGCCGGCTGCCCAATAGAGCTATCCTCAGGTAAAAGAACCTCTGGGATTGTTTCCTTAAGTACTTTCTTCTTAGTAATCTTATCTAAGGACATCCGCGTTCCTTTAGAATTTAGTTCTTTCGGGCTCTCTGCCTAAAAAGCTACCACGTCCAAGATTTTTATATACTCTTTTATCTGTAAAGGCAGCCTGCATATTATCAAACAGCTCTCTATTAGAAGCTATAGTTATCTTACTTGGAACAACTTTTGGAGCTGGCATAGAGTAGCTGATAGAAGCAGGTATAAATTTTGTGTTATCTGAATGATTAGAGTATATTGCATAACAGGCTAGACCACAGGCATCTATTATATGCTCATTAGATCTAGTTGTTTTTATAGTATTGGCTCCGGCTTCTATAACTTTGTAATTCCTTAGCTGAGTTTCAAATGCTCTGTCATAGGTACTGAACTCGAAGTTTTTATCCTCAAACAGTTTAAATAAAGTATTAAGCATTACTGCTTTAAACTGTTTCTTTATCGGGGTTCCGTCTATAGGGTCTTTAATGGTTACGTTCTCATTAAAGTTAAATCCCTTTAGCTTTTCATATAACTTAGAGCCTGGATTATTCTTACCATAGATCTTTAGCTGTTCTACAGCATGCTCTCCATATCCACGATCTACATAGATATAGTCTGGAGCAAAAGCATCATTTAGAGCAATGATTCTTTCTACTCCAGTAGTAAGTGTATACTCTCCGCGAGGAACCTCTTCTCTATAGATAACCTTATACTTTGGTTGTCCTGGTAGCCATTCTACTATACATATATTTACACCGGCCTGATACTTATCCCAGTCAACCCCCATTGCTCTATACACACCAGATCTTATAGAGCCTTTATCCATATATCTATAATTACCCATAGCAGCATCTATGTCAGAGTTCTTAAAGGCATTCATACCGGAGTCTAGAAACTCTGCTAGCTGCTCAGTAATCCACTCTACCTCAGTAGATAGCGCCTTTCTTTCATTTACTTCTTCTTCTGTATAGTCCGGATTCTCTGTAACAGGTACATGAATCTGGTGCCACTCACCGGTAGTATCATGGCAGTTATGTACTGAGAATCCATTAGCTACATAGCTATGGCTTTGGGTCTCGAAGTTGTATACTTTACCGGAGTAATTCTTTATAGAGGAGGATAGTACTTTTACGTAGAAGTAGCCGTCTTTAATAATGTCACTACTTTTACCTAGGTAATATGCTGTATCAGTCTTGTATACTGAGCATGCGATTCCACTACGTAGCATTACCTGCTGTATCTGATCACACAGCTCTTTAGAAGTAGTATAAGTCTTTTTATACGCTCTTATGGTTGCTTTTGCATGCTTAGATAAGAATATGGCAGGATGTATTTTATTATCCTTACCTAGATATTCCATTAAATCTTTAAACCACTGGGAGTATACAAGGACTGCTGTCTTGGAGTCTACTACCTTCATCTTTACCAGGACGTCTTGAAACAGCTTGGATACTATATAATATACATCCTGTATCTGTTTCAACTCACCGGTAAATACTACTCCTTCTGTAGTAGACTTACCTATAGAAAGGTAGTATCCTAGTAGCTTAGCTAAATAGTGTCTATAGTCCTGATCGCTAGAGTTATACTTATCTATGGTTTCTATAATTTTACTATTAGCTACAACTGGATACTCCATAGGAATATCCTGTTCCTTTACTATACAAAAGCCTACTCTATTACCGGGGGATATTTCTTTTATAGGGACATACCCCTTATCAGTCCAGACCGGATGTTCTGAGGTTGCTACTAAGGAATGAGGAGTAGAGGAAACTATTAAGGAGATTAGATTATCGGAGGACTCGTGCACAAAGGTCTTTACTACAGTATCTAGAGAACCATCTCCGGCAATAACTACGTCACCAACTTTAATATCTTCTATATTCCTTACAGTACTATTGCCTATAGTAACAGAAGTCCCCGGTAAAAAGCACCACTGATAATATCTACCATGCTGTTCTGTTGGAGTACTTGCTGCAAAAGTTCTAATTACCTTACCCTCGCTAGTTTTATACTTATCTCCTAGGATGATTGGGTTTAAAGCTTTAAAGTCTCCTTCAGCTAGATAGGCAGCTTCATCGATAATAACAAGATTAGCGCCCTTTCCTCTTAGTGATGTTCCTTCTCTTTTAGATGCTGCTCCAGTAGTCTTACCTTTTATAGTAGAGCCATTCTTAAACCTTATTACGTGAGGACTTTTTGTTTTCTCGGCAAGTGCATCAAGTACTACTGGTGTAGAATTTATAAATGCCTCAATAGTTTCAAACAGCTCAGATACCTTATCATCATCAGGGCAGGCTATTAGTACGTCATAATACTTATGTACCATACACGCCCATAATGAAAGAATAGCTAAGGAATAAGACTTACCTGCTCTACGATGTACTCTGATTACAACTCTTTTTTCATTAGAGCCTAGTACTAATCTTTCTACGTAGTTAGCAACGAACGGCTCTCCAGACTCTGGGTCTTTAAGTATTGCTTCAGCCCAGAGTAAAGGACTTTCTAGAATCTTAGCTATTTTTGATAGATCTGATTGCTGATACATAGAGGTTAAGTATAGGCCAGCCACTTATTACTATAAGATAAATGGCTGGCCTATTAGTTTTTACTTTGGGCTCTGATTATACGAATCGTAATTAGTAGGCATAGGAATCTTGCCTGCACTCATTGGCTTCTTCCTATTACCTCCATCATTAGCTGGTACACCAGGACCGCCCTTACCATCTCCTGCACCGTAGGTAGTCTTATACGTAGGAGGAACTGGAACCTTCTTAGCGATCGGTGGAACTCTTGGTGAATTGGAAGTACCGCTATTCCCACCACCATTTGCTGCACTGCCGGCAGGGGCTCTCTTATCTACCTTTGCCATGCTTTATCTCCTTTAAACTATCTTCCATCATACCCTCTAGCAAACGTGCTAGTCTTACTACTAATGGTAACTCACAAGTTCTACTATTTGCTGCGCTATCGGCAAGGGCTCTCTTATCTACCTTTGCCATGCTTTATCTCCTTCTAGTCTTACTACAGTTCTACTATCTATCTTCTACTGTATCTTCTGGCAAATGCACCAGCCTCACTACCAATCATATTTCTTGCGCCTGATATAGCACTCATTCCTCTTTGTTGTTCTCTCCATGCCCAGTCTGAGTGCTCAAATCTTTGAGAAAATGGAGTAGCTGACAATCGAATATTATCGTTTCTCTCTCTAGCCAGACCAACACCATAGGACACTAGAAATGGTGAGGCAAGAATCAGAGAAACCCCAGACATATATAGAGTTGGGTGAGATGTACCTAATATTAAAAGATATGTCCAGTTATTTTTAACAGCAGATGTAGCACCTGCCCACAGAACAGACCTATTTTCTCTTCTAGCGTTATCTATGTCTTCTCTAATTGCACCATAAGTAAACAGTAGTTGTACAGGAAGGTCTTTAAACCCCTTAGCAA